GCAGGTCGTCATTGATTGGTGATATAAGAAGTCAAATAAAATACAATGCTCCTGAAATAGCCTCGATGAAAAGCTATGTTGAGCAAATGGAAAAGTTTTGTAATAATAGTAAATGTAGTGAGGCTACTATTGTTTCATTGCTATCAGAACTTGAAGAAACTAAAAAAGTACTTTCTGAATACGATACCGCAGCCACTGAATTTTCAAGTCAGCAGGATGCCAGCGTTGAAGCAAAAAGTATTGAATCAATAAACAATTTCTTAAAACAAATTAAATAACTAAGTGATGGAAAATTTAGAACAAAAACTTGCAGAGTTGAAAACAACTTTGGAAGCAAGTACAAACGAAAAAGCAAAAGCGGAAATTGCTTTACAAATAAAATCCGTACAAGATGCTATCGATGCTGAAGTAAAGAAAGCAAATGATAGTGTAACTGAAGTAAAGGCAGAATTGAAAACCGTAAAAGATGAATTGGCCGAAATAAAAAAAGTGGGTGGTCGTATCGGTGGCGGTATGGAAAAGAAATCTTTTATCCAAGAAGTTGGCGAAAAGAAATCAGAAATTAAAGCCATTGTAGTTGACCGTAAAGGGGAAGTGGAGGTTAAAGCAGATACTTTGCGCTCTTCTATTGCCACTAACGTACACCAATTTGAAATACCGGGTATTGGTCAGCTTGCGAGAGTTCGCCGTTCCTTGTATGACATATTTGCAAAAGTATCTGTTCCGAATGGCAACAACAACGGTACAATTGCTTATGTGGACTGGGATGAGGCCACAATTGCAAAAGCAGCCGCAGTAGTTGCTGAAGGTGCTGCTTTCCCTGAATCAACAGCCAGCTTTAAAGGTTACACTTTAGCAATAAGAAAGGTTGGTGATACATTGCCGGTATCTGAGGAATTTATGGAAGATGAACAAATGGCTGCGCAAGAGCTTTCATTGTTTATCGAAGCAAACGTAAACAGCGAAGTAGACGACCAGCTTGTAAACGGTGATAATACCGGCCAGAATTTGAAAGGGCTTTTGACCTCAACTGATGCTTACACTCCGGTTGCATCTTCTATTGTTGATGCAAATATTTATGACCTTATCGTAAAGGTTCGGGAATCAATAAGCAAAACAAAAGGTTCTAAATACATGGTAAATTTCGCAGCAATGAACGAAACAACCATGAACCTTTTAGTATTGAAGAAAGATGCAAACAATCAATACTTATTCCCTCCTAACCATCCTATCTATTCTATGATTGTTGTAGAAAACAATTTAGCGGATAATGTAATGGTAGTAGGTGATAGCAGATTTGCGAGAATCTACGAAAAGCCAGGGGTTGTGCTTTCAGTTGGTGAAATCGATGCTCAGTTTACTGCTGATATGAAAACCATCAAAGCGAGAAAGCGTTTGAACCTGCTTATTAGAGCGGCTGATAAAGGCGGCTTTGCCAAGGTAACAGACATTACCGCAGCTTTGGTAACATTGGCTTCTTAATCAATTAAAAAGTAAAAGATAAAAAGATGAAAAAATTAATAATCATTTTGATTGCAGCTTTCTGTTTTTCGTTCGCTGCAAATTCTCAAGCCACTACATTGAGTTGGAGTGGCTACGGTAACGCATTAGATACGGTTACCAATGCCGGTACAAAATACGCTTCTGTATCAGTTGGAAGCCCTGCAAGTGCTTTTTCAATCGTTGTTAAAGTAACGAAGATAAGCGGTACTGTGGGCGGTACAATAAGCTGGCAGGGTAGTAATGATGGCACTAATTACGCCACTATAACTACTACCACACCAAGCGATGCAAGTGCTAATTATAGCTATGCAATTTACACACCGGCGGCTTATAGATATTACAGAGTAAGCTGGACGGGTACGGGCACCATGTCAGCAAGTATAGCGGGGACATCATTTCAAAGGAGATAATAATTAACGGTAACCGGGGGAATAATAGGAAGTACATCAGGATAGTAGATAGTACGAGGGTCGGAACCTCCCCCCGGTTCAATTTTATAAAATGTTTGATGTAAAAATACATACGGCCCCAGTTGCAGAACTTATCAGCGTTGATGATGATGTAAAGCCACATTTGGCAATTACTCATACAGACGATGATACTTACTTAACTGATTTGGTAAAGCAAGTAAGGGAAGCCACCGAAAGATTTTGCGGCATTTCTATTGGCAGCCAAACGAGAAAATGGGTGTATGATTTTGATGTATGCGAGTGGAATATCCCTTACGGGCCGGTAATAAGTATAACCAGCGTTGTAAGGCGTACAGGAGCAGGAACGACAGAAACATTAACAGCGAATGAAGGTTACGAGTTACAAGGCGAGCATAATAAAACAATGACGGTGTATAGCGGCGGCAGGTGTACGATTACTTATGTAACTGGATATACAACATTACCCGATGGATTGAAAAGGGGAATGTTAGAAGAGATTGCTTTTAGGTATGAACACAGGGGGGACACTAACCCCGGATTAAGCGAAGGGGCTCAAAGTTATTTGATAAGATACAAAGACTTTAATTGGGAATAATGGAAGTGGGTACTTTAAATAAGGTAGTGGTGTTTAAACAGAATACACCGACAACGAAAGGAGCCGGTAAAGCTGATGCCTACACTACTTTACTCACAACCAGGGGCAGTTTAAAAAAGTTAAATGGCAGCCGTGGAATTTCGTTTGGTGAATTGTTAGAAAGTAATTCCTACGAAATGTTTACAAGGTATCAGCAGGATTTGGAAGATAATTTAAGTATGAGTGTAAAGGTTGAAATCGAAAGCAGGTTGTTTACAATTTCATCTTACGAAAAGATAGGAGAGAAAAGGTTTTATTACAGATTTATTTTGAATGAGCAACGAAATTAGATTAACAGGGTTTAAGGAGTTTCAGGCGAAGTTGAAGCAGATGCCTAAAACCGTACAATCTAAAGCCGATTCGATTTCGTTTGATGCCGCAAAGCAATGGGCTCAGTTAGCAAAGCGGGCGGCACCGGTTGACCAAGGTAAATTAAGGGGTAGCATATCAAGTTCTTTTAAAGGTGCAGGAATATCGGAGGTAGTAAGTCCGGCGGCACATAGCAGGTTTGTTGAATGGGGTACTAAAGGGAAGAAAGTAGTACCATCTGATTTAGTTTCTTACGAAAGCCAATTAGGCTATCAAAAAACAGGCGGTTATTACGACTTTTTAAACGCTATTCTGGATTGGGTAAAACGAAAAGGAATTAGTGCAGTAACGAATAGTTACACTGGTAAGAAAGTAGGCGGTAAGGCTGCAAAGGAAAATTTAGTAGTAGTGGCAGAAGCGATAGCGTGGAGCATTTTAAAGAAAGGTATTAATGGACATCCGTTTTTCTTCCCACAAAAACCAATTGTGGAATCTGAAATGGTAAAGAAAATGAAGGGCATATTTGATGATATTAAATAATGAAGGACACAAAAAAAATATTACGGTTAGCAATTTTCAACGCATTAAGCGGTGTTATCAGTGTGCCGGTGTTTGAGGAAAAAATGCCCTCAGGTAATACGGCGAATATGTTTGTCCTTTTAATGAATCAGCAAGAGACAAGCGAAGAAAACAACGACCAATGTTTTATTACAAAGTCAAGTATTGACATTGAGATAAACCAGAAAACAGAAACGGAGGTAAGCAAGGACGATGTAGATGATTTGTATCAGGAAATAATGGAAATACTATTACCCGATACGCAAAGCGTTGGTTTAACAATACCAATCGGCTTCCAGTTTCAAAATGCTTTTAGAGAGAGTTGTGTAACGCAAACAGTAGTATTAAGCGAAACAGAGACAGTAATAATAGAACGATTCAAATTAGTTTTTACAATAACACAAAAATAAAATAAAATGGCAGTAACGACCTTACAAAGTAATCTTGTACCTATCGAATATTCAACCGATAGTGGTACCACATACTTGAAATTAGTATGTAATCAATCATGGACATTAAACCAAGATACCAGCGTATCTGAAGAAGAAACTGATTGCGGTATATTGATTGGCATTGGTGTAAACAAATGGAGCTTTGATGCTGAAGGTGTATTGAATACCACACCGGCGAGCGGCGAAGCAAGTGCAGAAGCATTACAGGCAGTTTATGCGGCGCAAACTTTAATATTAGTAAGAACGCAATACCCTGCTTCTGGAACTCCAGGCGGTGATTTGTACGCCGTTGGTTCAGCTTATATTACTAAGCTAACAATAAGTAAATCAACCGGCAGCTTGATGAAATTCAGTGCAACTTTTTCTGGTACTGGTACCTTAGATACAACCGCATAATATGGCAGAATTAAATTTACTGCCGTCTAAAGAGTTTGAAATTACTCTAAATAGCGGCGAAATAATTAAAGGCAAATTTGGTACGTGGGCGGCCAAACGTTTTTGTGATAAGTTAGGGCTAAGCATTTCCGACTTTATTCAACTGCAAAGCGGTGATACTTTATCGTTTGAACATTTATGCCAAACGATACTTTGCGCCGTGGAATATAAAAGCAGGAAAGATAAAAAAGGCTTTGCGTACAGCGATGTAGATGCTTGCGAATGGATTGAAGAATTAGGCGGTTTAGGCAGTGAAAAATATACCAAGCTGGTTAATCATGCAAGCAGCGAACTACCTGCCGATGGTGCAGCTGATGACGAAAAAAAAAGCCTTTAACATGGATTGACTTACAAAGGGTGTGTTATTCTGCCGGTATGATGCCGGATAACTTTTGGGATGCCACATTAGATGAATGTATACTGATGGTAAAAGGGAAGGTGGATGATTGGCGGTTTCAAAGGAACTGTGCGAATTTAATACACCTTTCTTTTGTTGAAAAAGGCGCAGACATTTTACAGGCAATACCGTTGCCGTTCGATTGGGAGATACAGCAGGAAAAACCGGAGGACGACATTTTTGAACAGTACAAAAAGATAACAGCAGACTGGTAACATGGCAGATAATATTTTAAAAGGGATTGTTGATATTGATACCAGAGCCGTTGGGCCTGCCGTAAAGCAGGTTGAAAAGGGCGTTAAAGATATTTCTGACCGTTTCCGTGAAGCAGGTGCAGCAGGGCAGTCTTTTGGTAAAGGGATTGAAAAATTACCACCTGCTTTAAAAACTACCACCGATTCTCTAAAGTCTACCCGTAACGCGAACTTTGCCTTTAACCAAGTATTAAGAGAAGCCCCTGCCTTTGCGTTTTCTTTTCAGACAGGTATTTTAGGTATATCTAACAACTTACCAATATTAGCCGATGGATTTAAAAGGGCTAAAGAAGCGGGCCAAAGTACCGGCCAAATATTAAAAGGTTTTGGGGCACAAATATTTTCTTTAACCTCAATAATTTCTTTGGGGTCGCTGGCTTTGATAAAGTTTGGTGATACTTTATTTGAAGGTGGTAAGGCATCAAGAATAATGACTGATGCCACCGAAACTTTAACAAGGGCTATTGAGCAGCAAAAGGATTCATTAAATGATACGTTAGCAGTAGAGAAATATTTTACAGCTATTGACAAGTTAAGGGCCGGGGCTGCCGGTGCAGGTGATAAAGATATTTTTGGCATTGACTTAAAAGGCATTGATACCGAACTTCAAAAAGTAAATAACCAAATAAGACAAACTGAATTAGCATCTACAAAAGCAGATGAAAAACTAAGAAGGGTACAAGCCGCTTTAAAAGGTGTAAGGTTTGCTGAAATTAATAAAGCAGATTTAGCAGAATTTAACACACAGCAAGGGTTAAGAAATCAACAGTTACTTGATTTAGAAAAGCAAAGGGGTGAGTTAATAAAGTCAAGAGGTATATTGGTTGCTACTGAAGAAAAAAGACAAGGTGATGAAATAAGGGAACAACAAAAAAAGAACGCCGAAGATTACAAACAACAACTTGAAAAAAACAAAGCTGCATACGAACGATATATAAGTGAAACGATAAGCAAGGCGAAGACATTTGCTGAAGTTTATAGAAAAACTTTTGCAATTACCCCTGAGTTTACAGTATTTCAAAGTAGAGGGCAGCAGTTTGATATAGCAAAGAAATTTCTGGATGATGTAAGTGTAGGTAATTTTAAATTTAAAGTACCATTTGACTTTGATTTTGCCATACCGCCACCTGAAGATATAAAAGAATCTGGATTAGATTTCGCTTACCAATTTAGAAGGGAAATACAAAACTATTTCAATCAGCCGGGCGAAAAATTCGATTTGTCTTTATTCATTGCTAAGATGAATGAAAATTTAGTAACACCGGCACAAGAGTTGGGTAAAACGTTTGCAACGGCATTGAGGGGCGGTATTGAAAGCGGCTTTGCTTCCATTGGTGAAGGTATCGGCAACATAGTATCAGGTAAAGGTTTTGGGGCAAGTATAGTAAATACTATTGGTGATTTATTGCAGCAATTAGGTAAGGCATTAATTTCTTACGGTGCAATAAAAACAGGATTAGATAAACTACTTGGCCCCGGCGGTATTGTGATACCCGGTGCGGTTGCAATCGGTTTGGGGGTTAGTGCAATTGCATTCGGTCAGATATTTAAAAACTTTGGCGGTGCAAGGGCATTTGGCGGCCCTGTGCAATCAGGCAAAACGTTTTTAGTAGGTGAAAAAGGCCCCGAACTTTTCACCCCATCCGCTAACGGTTCAATTATACCAAACAATAGGTTAAGCAGTTTCGGCGGCAATGGTGGGATTGGTGGCAAAGTAGTATTTCAAATAAGCGGTAATAGTTTAATAGGAGTTTTAGCCAATGGCGGCAGAAGTCAGGGAAGATTAGTGTAAAATGAGTAAGCCAGGAACAATATATAGAATGGAGTGGGACACCGTTAAAACACAAACGGGTGTAACTGTTAATATCTACGATACTGAACACATTGTAGATGATAGCGACCCTGTAACCATTATTGATTTGATTCCCACCGGTTCGCCTTTAAACATTTCTACTATAAATAATGACCGTAAGAAGTACGGCATATTCGCAAAGCAAGCTGAATTACAATGGTATTGCAGTGATGCGGTTAATGCTTATACGTTTGCAGGTAGTAAAGATTTTCGATATAAAGTAGAATGCTTAACAGATAGTGAGACTATATTTTTAGGCTACTTAATTACCGATGAAATACAACGGCCTTTTTTAGACGGCAAGCAAGCTATTACGATGATAGCAAGTGATATGTTGGGCTTATTGAAGGAAAAACCGTTGCAGACTTCAGCAGGTGAAACGCCAACGGGTAAAGCAAGAGTAGCGGATTACCTTTCGATGTGCTTATTGAAAACCGGTTTGGAGCTACCTATAAAAGTAGCACACAATATTTATCACGGT